CCGAAGAGGTGTCCCTGGACATAGTGTCCTGCTTCCCGCTCGAGACAGCCAAGGGTTCCGTGTAAACGGTGAGCCTTGGTGCCATGTGTAGAGAGGCATGTGGCCGTCTCCTCATTAACTCCTCTCTTGGAGGATGTGATGAGGCTACGAGTGTTTAGTGATGCATCGTCAACCGGGTCTTATACAGGGTGGTTTACCCTGGATGGGATTGTCCAGTACAATTACACGTACTATTTCGATAGTGCACGTGATTATTCTGGTATGGTTGACGTGGTTACCCCTAATTTTCACCGTTTGGTTGCCGAGGGTCGTATTATTAATAACCCTATGGCTAAACAAACCATCACCATGACTTCTACCCCCGCGCGATTACATCGTGAAGGGATACAGAAGTCTAGTGGCCTACCGACCGTGCAAGAGCATGGTTTCGTAGGTAACGGTTTAGGTGGTTCCGCAACGCCACTGCTAAATGTCAACATGATCGCACTCAATTCGGCACTTTTGCCGTATGAGGACGAAGCGTCTGTCGCTGTTTCCAGCGCATGGGCTAATGTTGACGAAAGCGAAATTATGGCGTTGGCATCACTCGGTGAGATGCCAGAGACAGTAAGATGGATCGCAAGCATTCTGCGTCGGGCTATAAGGATTCTTTCGGCTTTTAAAGCCAAGAATCTTACCCGCCAGACCCTAAAAGCATTAGGGAAACCTTGTGATACGTTTTCAGATCTTTGGTTGGAATGTCGATATGCGATAAGACCCTTAGTCTTCGAGATGCATCAGGCTGTTTCAGCCTTGCAATCTCAAATAGCTAATGGATCGCGCAATACCGCGCGTGGTTTTCATCGTGTAGAAGACGTTTCCTCATCGTCGGCGATATCCGGAAGTTGTTCGGATATTTGTTGGACTGAGATCGACACCGTTTCACGCCACTCAAACTATCGAGCTGGCGTGCTTTATACCATCGACTCTGATGTCAACGGTATAATGTCGGTATGGGGCCTTGACAAGCCCCTGGAGACGATTTGGGAGTTAACACCCTTTTCGTTTATCATCGATTGGTTTTTCAATATCGGTGATATTATCGCGTCGTGGTCGTACAACCCCTCTCTGCATGCCAGAGCTTCCTGGATTACCGAAGAACATAAGTTCACGTATAAACGTGAGCTTGTGGACGGCGTGTCCTCATCTTCTGGAGCCAATCTTTGGTCCGTTGATGAATGGGAACCTGGCGTGTACCACCTCGAGCATATACTGAAGCGACGATTGCCGTCGCCTAGGCGCTCGATAATGCCACAGTTGAGGATTAACCTTGACGTGAGCAAAATTTCTGATATAGCAGCGATTGGGCGTGGAATACTTTATTCCATACTTGGTCGTCGTGTATGAGTCCGCGCTTACAGAGGTTGTTCCTAATCATCCTATCCTTTTTGGATCGGGACGACCCGGAAACTGCCTTTATAGTTGCGGCTCTAATCGACGGCTGTGCTGCCAACCAGAACAACAAAAAGGAGTAACATCCATGTTAGCTAATGAAATCACCTTGAGCGTAGACGCCGCAAACGACGGGAATCCCGCCGATGAGGACTATACGCGTGTAGAGGAGTTTCAGAACCGTTCGGTATACGAAGGTCCTAATCACTCGCTCGTAGAGCGAGAGACCCTCACTTTCTATCGGACGAAGCCGACTAAGTCGGGAAATTTCAACGGCGTCGCGAAATCCGCGGCGAAGTTTTCCATCGACGTAGCTGTCGACGGGGTAGATACTTCTACGACCGTCGTCGCACCGTTGATTGGAGAAATTTCCTTTTCCCTCCCTATCGGCACAACCGCAGCCGACGCGATGCATTTGCGTCAGCGTTTGGTTGCCCTGGCAGACAACGACACCATTATGGTAGCACTTTCGGAGCTGCTTCATATATGAAGCTAACCCGCGATACTATCATGTTGGTGTTTAACGTCATCTTTCCTGTCCTCCGTGTGCTTTATCGCACACTTGGCGGGAAGGGTTCTCGTAAGAATAAACGAAAACCACAGGAGCCGAGTAATGAAAGTTTACAAGGTGGGGAGCAAGATCAGTCCTAGACTGACCTTACCCGAAGATCTGCCTTGGCGGATCCTAGGAGCAGTTTCAAAGGACCTACGGTTGATCGAGTCCGATTCTCCAAACACTGACTTGCCTGATTTATCAAATACACCAGAAAGCGAAAGGCTCTCCGGTGCAATTAGGCGACGCAGTAGAAAGGAATTGTCGGATCTGACGATCACTTTTGGGCCACAGTGTATGCTCGAAGGTTTGGTTGGCGATACGAAAGAAGCGTACAGCTTCTTCGCCAAATACCAGGTAGGCTCACTCCTGAAGAAGTACCCTGAAAAGGGCGCTAATTCAAGACAAGCGGCATTCTCGAAGTTTTTTCAACTCGAGGAAAGATGCCGGCTCTATAATTCTGAGAATTATAAAGCTTTACTTGCGATTTCCACTCGACACCCTGATTTTCTTGGGGTCGTTGAGGAGATGCAGAATGACATACTGCGTCTCATCGGTGAGTTTCCAAACGTCGGCAGCGTGTACTACAACGCTAAACATGGTCCCGGGATGTCAATCGGGGCGCTTTATTCGGAGGGAAGGGTCACTGAGTTTTACAAGTGGTCCAACCTACCTTATTCGTGCACCCGCAACTGCATTCCGTACGCCAAAGAAGCTATACTCAGTGATCCCCGATGGATTGGGGCGCTGGATGATTGGTATCGCCGTGAGGAGAATATCCCTCTCGGTGCGCCAATTGATCTCGATCATTTCTGGTCGAAAGTCATCCATGTAGTTGAATATAGCAAAATTACCACCGTACCAAAGTCCGCAGAAATTGATCGGACTATTGCGATCGAGCCATTGTTGAATTTGTTTCTTCAACTTGGGGTCGACCAGGTTATTCGGCGGCGCCTTCGGGCTCGCTGGAATTATGATCTGGATGATCAGGAGCCTAATCAGCTACTCGCAAAGGAGGCAGCTATGACGGATTTATTCGCCACAGTTGATCTCTCTGGAGCGTCTGATACTATTTCACTAAAGATTTGTGAAATATTACTCCCACCAGCTTGGTACGCCCTTCTTCTTGACCTTCGTGCGCCACTTGGACGCTGTGAAGGGACAGAGGCCCCATATGAGAAAATTTCCTCTATGGGGAATGGGTTTACATTCGCACTCGAATCACTGATTTTTGGCGCCTTAGTGCGCTGTGCGATTCGTCGCACACAGTCAGTGAGGAGGTCGGCGGTCTTCGGGGATGATTTAATTGTCCCTTCGACTGCTTTTAAGTACCTCGTCACAATTCTGAACCTTTGTGGTTTCTCTGTTAACGAAGGTAAATCCTTCGCGTCAGGCCCTTTTCGGGAGAGTTGTGGTAAGGACTATTTCCTCCGGTACGATGTTCGCCCTGTCTTCTTAACGAGTAAAATAACCACCCTTCCTGACCTGTTTTACGTTCACAACGCCTTTATGGCGCTCGAACAAAGGTTAGACTGGGCCTGGTCCGTACGTTTCTCGCACACCCGGGCGCTTATCCGTAAGTACATCCCCAAACAAATTAGGGATCACTTCTATGGACCAGCATCCGACGTGTTTGATTCGTACCTCTTCTCGTCAAGGCGACTGCATAAAAACTCTGTTGGAGAGCGAATCGGCTATAGGATAACTCCTACAGCTAACCGTTATTCAGCGAGTAAAGACTCCTTTTTCTTTAGGAAGCTCATGGTTAGCCTGAAATCAGGTAGACCTAAAAGCAACTTTTGGGAAAAGAGGTCGTTGCCGAACAGTGGTAACGCGTTTGACATAGTCAGACGTGACAGGGTCACATATCGCGTGACTCGGGCGAGAGTCTGGTAACAGACTCCTCCTTGTAGAGCCTCTATGCGGCTCACCGCCGCAAAAGGAAAGATGTATATCCCTTTTGGCGGTCCCACATACGCTTCCGCACATGCGGTGAA